ATGGTATATCCCCAAGAGTTTGTTCAGATCCATCAGAAACTTTAGGTAATTTTAATCTATCTCCAAGATTTTCAGTTGACTTGACATAATCACTTTGTTTAAAAACTCCTTCCTCTGGTTTTGAAAATTTAAAGTCTAATGGATTAAAAAACATTCTATAACTTGCATAAGTTCCCAATCTCAACTTTTCAATTAAATTTTGATTACGATCAATAAAATAATTTAAAATCTTAAAATCATTATTGATTTTTTGATTTTCTTCAGAATAAGATTGTACTGCTTCACTATAAATATATGTTGCTTTTGGTTTTTCTTTATTCATTTCATCAATGGATCTAAAATTAAATCCATCTTTTGTTTGATAAAATAAGAATCCTGCTGTACCATCTTTAGATTCTGTAGGTGCAGATTTGGAAGCTAACCAAGTCAATATAGTGAATGGTTTTCTCATATTACCAATAAATCCATACTTATTTGATGTTTTATCAATTTTTCCAATTTTTTTGGTTTGTAAAACTTCTTTTAAAATTTTTTCAACTGATCCATCGATACTTAAAGATGTTGGATATTTTCTTGTGACTCTTACCGTTTCATTTGTAATCGCTTCTCTAGGAACTAAATGTAATGTAAAACTCTCTCTTTGTGTTTCTGCAATTACATCCGTTATACTAGAAACATAAAAATAATTCTCAATTTTATTTGCAAAGTCTAAAGCAATGTTGGTTTTTGTATTTGGTCTTACTTTGATTGCTATTCTTTCACCACCTCTTAATGGAAGACCATTATAAAGAGATTGTTTACTAGTATCCTTTTCCGTGGATGCAGAATTTCCAGTGTTTACAATTTTTATTTTGGCGGTAACAATTGGAGAAAATATATCCTCATAATATTCAAAAGCAACAATAGATGTTCTTAGATCAATTCTTTGTTTTTGATCATTAGATTCTATTAATACTGTATCATATATGGACTTCTTTGCTGCTTCCATTAGAGATAGTTAAAGTCTAAGAGTAGTTTTTGTTTCATAAATCTATTTAACATATCAAACTCAGTTATTTGTCCGGAAGATCCACCACTATAAGATTTTTGAGAAACTGTTGGTGTTGCTGGTTGTGATGACGATCTATCATCAATGAAAAGAATTTGTTGACCCATTCTTTCCTGTCTTACTGCTTCGGCAATTCTTGCTTGAGTTTCTGGTGTTAATGAAGAAATTTGTGGTTGTTGTGATTCTTCAGATAGTGATGGAGTTAAAGAAGTTTCTGATGGAACTTTTGCAAGTTGTGGAGAAACCTGACTTGCTTTTGAACCTGCGGCACCATGAGATACTGTAATTCCCCCAGTTCCTATGATTTCTGCCTCTCTTCCATATCCACCTCTATAATAAACTTCACCAACAGCAAAAGGAAATTTAGTCGCTGATCCTGGTTGAGATGGAAAAGTTTGTTTTGTTTTTGGATTATGCTCCTGAATATCTACTCCAGCACTGCTTCTTGCCCCATGTGCTCTTTGTTCAGCAGCAATTAAAGATCTTAACTCAGAATCTGATATGTTACTATAAACATTTTTTTTAATATTTCCAAAGTGAATCCAGGATCCCCTTGCAAACATTGCTTTCACCGCTTGGAAAGAAACTTCCCTGATGTTTGCAAGTTGTGCTGCATTTGGATTTGCATTTTTAGTATCTATATGAAAGTGGGTTGCGTATGTAGAATCTCCTTCAGATCCAGATCCACCCTGAATAAATCCACCAGCACCAGTTTGTGGTATTAAATTCATAGTTCCAGTTGATACTGGTCTTGGGGGTGCTGTTGGTCTTTGTGGAGTTGATGATGTAGATGATAATCCTTGTAAAACTTTTTTACTATCAGCAATTCTTTCACTTTGTTCTCTAGAACCTTTATCTGCTGGATTTTCATATTGAAATAAAATCCAATTTGAAGCTTCTTCTATATTTTTCGAATTACGAAATCTACCACCACTATCATATCTTGGAAGTTCTCTAACTAACATTGCATAATTAATTTCATCAGTTAAAGGTTGTTTAGAAGGATCGACTCCCATACTTTGAGCAAGTTTATATAATTCTTTTTGTCTACCAGGATCGGTCCATTGTGCCCATCCATATCCAATTCCCTTTCTCATTGCATCAGTTAAAAGACCTTTTTTACTACCTTCAAGTAAATCTGGAACTAGATTGGTATTTTCTTGTAAGAGATTTCCAACAACCGCAGAAGCTTGATAATCTCTCAACCCAAGATCTTTTTGTAATCTTCTTGCAATTTCAACTCCTTTTGAAACTCCAGACCCACCAAAACTTCCACCTCCACTAGGAGAAGGTGGAGGAACTTCAGGGAAACCAGTATCAGGTTGTTGTTCACCAGTAGAAGGAATATCAACTTCACCAGTTGGTTGCAACATCAATTTAAATCCATCTACAATTTGTGTTCCTAATAAATCTATGGTATCAGTTAGTTGTGTAAATGAATTTTGTACTTCATTAGAAGAATCTGTAAAATCTAAGTTGCGAATATTTGTTCCTACTGCTTTCAATACACTACCAAATCCTTGAAGAATTCTCCACATGGTTTGGGGAATAGAGTATATAAGTTCTCCTGCCTTTTTCATTCTTGCAATGAACTCTTGACCCATTGCAATCCATGTGGGAAGATTTTCAATAATCCATCCAGCACCCATATATCCAAGGAAAGATAAAATTCTGCTTAATGGGCCTTGACTGCTAGACGAAGCAACTCTTAATCCAGACTGAAAATTTGTAGTTACTCTTGATGCTTCTATTTGATCTTCATATTCTCTTCTTTTAGACGCTTCTCTTCTTCTCCTTTCTATTATTTGATTTTTAAAAAACAAGTCACTTCTTACTTTTGTTTTTGTTTCTATAATTTTTTGTATTCTACCAACACTAACATTAGTACTTGATAAAGAAGAACGAGTAGAAGATATTGATTTCGTAATTGAATTAATACTAGAAGTTTGGGATATAATGTCTGCTGTTGTTGCCATATTATATCACCACATTATAGCAAGAGTAAGAATATAATGTATAAAAATTATCAGGATTAGATGATCGAATCAAAGGAACATCTGTCAAAGGTCCATTAGAAGGAGTTTGATTCATTTGAGAACCTTGTTGTTGAGAAGACCCAGAAGATGCATAAATGATGTTTGGTTTTGGTTCTGGAAGTTCTCCAACTTGTAGAATTTGAGTAGGAACACCTTGAATTTGTGCTGGTTTTATTGGTGTTGTTTTATCTGGAATAGACTCTTCTGACTTCAAATTATCATAATTTTCAAGGAAATTAGTTGGATTTTCTGGTTTAAAAATAGAAGAAGCATCAAAACTCAAGTCTTTACTTTTTGGTAACATTACTTGATTTGGTTTTATTTCATTTTCTGATGATTTTTCTGGAGTGATGTTTGATGAAACAAAAGTATTATCTGCAGAAAGATTAAATGTATTTGAATAATCTGGAAAGTTTATTTTTGGTTGTTGTACTAATTCTTGTTGTGGTGATGTCTTAAGTGCTTCAGTTTTTTGTTCTGCAATGGACTCCGCATTTGGTGGTAAAACTAAAGGTTGTGTTGGTTTTATTTCTGTTTGAGGTTGTTGGGTATTTGAAGGTTGAGATGGTTTTGCTTCCAATTGAGGTTGTTCTTTTCCAAAAAACTTATCATATATTCCTTTACCAAACTCTGCTGATGGATTATAAGCAATTGCACTTGAGACAACACCACTTCCAGGTATAGGTAACAGGGATCCTGCAGCAAATGCCGCCGCTGATCCAACCATTCCAGTAGTAGCACCAGCAACTGCTCTGCCAGGATCTTCGCCAGTTGCAATATCAAGACCTGTCATTGCAGATCCAATCAATAATGGTGATGCTAATCCTTTTATAAAATTTCCTGCTCCACTTGCCATACCTTTAATTGCACCACCAAATCCTCCACCCGAAGGTTTAGGAGTAGAAGGTTTTGCACCGCCAGGAGGTTTTGTTTGTGATGGAACAACTATGTTTTTAATAATATTAAAAGGAGCTGCAACAGTTTTACCTAATAATTTTGCAACTTGAGAGGTAATACCAAATAAAGATCTTGACAAAGCAGACATGCCAAATTTTACTGCTAATAATGCACTACCAGCAACGACAAGATTTTTAATAATATTATTTTTAATTTCACCCAATCTCTCAGTATTTCCTTCACCTTCTTCCTTAATATACTCTATGACTTGATTTGTTAACCATCCACCAAAAAGATAACCAAGAGATTGGAGAACATTTCCAAAAAGACTTTGAACTTTTGGTGCAAGTTCTGCTACAGGAGCAACTATTGCTGCTTGTATCTTTCTTTCTAAATCACTTTCTTTTCCAAGTCTTATTTGTTCTTCTGCAAGTCTTCTTTCACTTTCTTGCTGAGATCTTAATATTCTTTCTTCATTATTTGCATCTTGTTGCAATAATGTAGCAATACTGATTAATCCAGTATTTAATTGGTTAATATCTTGTTTTATTCCAAATATTCCACTTTGGACTTCAACTAATGATGATTGATTTTGTTGAAGTGTTTGAAGATTTTTAATTTCAGTTTCACTTGGTGTTACGCCACCTAATAAATTAGATCCTCGTATTGTTTGTCCAGATATTGATGTACTTCTAGCAATAACTTGCCTAGACTCTTGAGAAAGAGGAGAACCTGTAAGTGGTGTGACTTGCTCAGCCATTATTTGTTCCGTTCTTTAAATTTTCCTCTTCAATATACTGTTGGAGTAGAGAAACATACACTTCCCTTTCCCAAGGTATCATATTTTCTAAGTCTGTCAAGCTATATTTATGATGCTGAAGAAGAGCAAAATTTATTTTATAATATGACGCAAGACTTTCATGCGCCATCGCTAGGCGAAAAAAGATGTTAATCCCTCAAGTACAATCTTATTTTCTGCACCAGTGTTTGGATTTGTTACTTTGATAGTGTGACTTAATTTTGGCATAGATTCAAAAAACTTTTCAATCTTTTTGAATTGTTTTGAACTTAATGATTCCAAAAAGTCTGTTAATTCCTTTTTAGTACAATCTGATGCCGACCAAGACTCTTCTTCATTATAAATTTGCTCAACACAGGAAGTAATGACTCCAAAAGTGTCATCAACACTTATCTGATCATTGCGAATAAAATTATTTTTAATAAACTCTTGAATAGATGGATATTTCATCCTAACACTCAAGTTATCATCCAATTGAATATCACGACTGTGCTCATCATTTACTTCTACTTTAATATCATCCAAATTAATAGTCACTGGTACTTGAGTTTCTCCATCATCTGGACAAGTAATCAAAACCTCTGCAGTTTCACCAACAGATTTTCCTCTAATATTTAAAAATAAGTATTCGATATCAAAAGTTGCTAATGTATCAACTTTAATTCCCCTTGTGATAATACAATTACCAATTACATCCTTTACTGCTTCTGTAATTTGCTTTGGATCTTCGCTCTCCATTGCAATGATTAAAATTTTCTCTTCTTTAACTAAAAAAGGTCTATATTTAACAGTCTTTTTTATAGAAGGAATTTCCAACTCATACGTTGGTGTAGAAACTTTTGGTAATGGCATAATAATCAATTACTAGTGAAAATATTTAGACTGCTTTTTGACTTCCAGTTAAAGTGGTATAAAGTTCACCATTTACTATTGCTTCTGTTGGAGTTAAATTTACAGGTCTAAAAACAACTCCACCAGTTCCTGCTTGTCCAGGAGACATAGGAACTCTTCTGGGTATTGTTGGATCATTATTAAATGAAATTCCTTGAAATATAGGTAAACTAAATGATCTACCTGCAATATAGCGATCATATTCAAATGTAGCGGCAACTTTTAATACATCAGATGGTCCATAAGAAACTGGAATACTTGAAATTGAAGCAGGAAATAAACCTCTGAAAGTATATTCAATTTCTCTATTGTAGTCTCTATCAAATTTTATGATTCTTGTTTGGTCAGATTTATACGTTGAAGGATATTGCATTCGGATAAAATAATCATTAGATGCTTGATTTGCGGCAGATCCACTTGCAATATAATCCATCCAATGCTCTAATAATTTTAAAGTATTATAACTACTATCTACGTAAAATTCTAAAGTTATATTTGTGTATATCCTTGTATGTGCTATTTTTTCCTTTAGTCCAATATAAGGAGATACTTCTGTAGTTGCAAAGGAGGAGGTTGGTAATGATGCGGAAAAGCATAGTAATCCAAAATCACCAC